TAAGTTTCCTGTAGCAGCAGATTCAGTACCTTGTAATACATTGTTCATATAAAATTTAAACCCATCAGTGCTCGATACAGTTATTACTGCGTGATACCAAGTATTAGTAGTTATTGTCCCACTATTTATAGCATAAGAAGTGCTTGGCGCAATTTGTATTGATGCTTGTACTTTATTAGTGTCATTACGAGCCAATATATAAGTATAATAATCATCTTGTGAAGAAAATAAATTATTAAGTGCAGATAAAGAATTTAAATTAAACCATAAAGAAACAGTAAAGTTTTGCTGAAATACTGAACCAAATGAGCCTATGTCCACCTTACTACTGCTACCATTAAAATAAGCACCTGCACCAAACTTACCTCCGTTAATAGAATGTGATGTAGAACCATCACCTTCGTATAATACGACTCCAAAGTGTTCACTTGGTGTTAATGCACCACTTGCTGTAGCACCTGCACCAATTAATCTTTTATTTAAACCCATTTATTAAATGTTTGGGAAATCGTATGTAATAACTTTTGATTTAGTAGTTAGTTCATTTATTTCCGATTCAACTATATCTGATAATTCTCTTAAAGCTACTCTTGCATCTACAATATCTGCAGGTACATCAACACCATTATCCATTTCTCTTATTATATACCAATCTGTTTTTGCAAGTTCACCACCAATTCTACTTTTAAAGTTGCTAATTGATTGCTCTTTTAATTCGCTTACTGATTTATCAAATGACTTATCAGATATGTCTTTTTTGAATACTGTTGCCCCTGTGTCCCAATATATCTCACCTAAATCGTGTATTCTTGAATCATAACTATCATCTATGATTACATCAAAAAGTCCATTGTCTTTCATATCTTGACTTGACCAACCTTTTACGTTTAAATGTAAACCAGTTGATGACCTAAATGAATTTGGTACTGACTGATAAAATGTTATAATTCCTGCGTTATTTACTGCTTTCATAATTATGCTACTTTATTTATTGTTGCGAATTGCTCTGTGTTTCCATTTGTAGAAACTATACTTATTAAATTTTCTCCAGTTCCATCATACGTTGAAGCATTTGTAAGTTCTTTAACACTTGTCGGTAAAGTTAAAGTGTAATTACCACTAATAACTAAATTAACTTGCATTCCAGTCGATACATTAGCAAATGTCAATGTTGTGTTTGCTCCTAATGTTTTAGTAAATGTTGTAGCAGTTGCCCAATCTACAGATGTACCACTTAATGCTGCTGCTGTTGTGAATTCTGCACCTAATTTTGCATAAGTTACATTATCATCAGCAATTTTAGCCGTAGTAATATTTGAATCTAATATTTTAGCAGTTACTACTGCGTCTGCTGCTATTGTTAAAGCAGTTGTACCTGTAACATCTCCTGTATGTGAATCAAGATTGATAACTCCTGAAGCATAAGACAATCCTGTTCCTGCAGCACTTGAAGCTAAAGAAACTGTAACATCTCCAGTCGTGCCACCCCCACTAATTCCATCTCCTGCCGTAACACCTGTTATGTCTCCTGCAGATAAAGTTTGCCAAGAAAAACTACCATCACCATCACTAATAAGATATTGTCCTGATGTTCCATTTCCACTTACATTTAATCTTGTTGCATCTACTGCATTATCGGCAATTAATGTACTAGATATCTCACCTGTTGAAGATGTACCCAGTAAAGTACCTTTTGCGGTTGAAACAATAATACCTGTGTTTGTTAGTGTTAAACCAAGTGCATTACCTGCCCCATCTGTTAGTGCTTGTGCTGAACTATCAATTGCAGCATTATCTCCTACTTTAAGTAGTGATGTATAAGTGTCTTTTATTTTATTACCTGTTAAACTTGCCATAATTTATTTTTTATAATGATTCCCAATTTTTATTTACGTTTTCCCATTTTTGTTGATTTCTATCCCAATATTGTCTTATTTTATGAATAATAGTAGTAACATTGTTTGCCATCTTCGCTAAATTAAGTCCTAGTCCTAACATACTATTCTATATAAGCAATTACTTTTCCCGCTGCACAACTTATCGTATGGAATGTTCCATATATAATTAATCCTGCACTTAATTCTAAACTTGTTATTGCAGTATCTCCACCTGTAGCTGCATTTGTACAAGTTATTGTTGAATCTTCCATTGCTACAATTGCATTGTATTTTTCACCAACTGTACTTGTAGCACCTGAAGCTATTTGTCTTAACCCAAATTCCCCGAAAGCTGCTTTTTGATAATTTCCTGTATTATATAAATCGTTTGACATAAGTAATAATTTACTACAAAAATAATAAATTAATAATTAATGTTTCTTGCCTTGTCCTCTGTATTTTTTTTTGTAACCTGATTGACCTTTACTTGCATTTTTACTGTGACATCCAGGTCTTTTTTTCTTTGGTCTTTCAACATAAGAAATAAATACTCTTTGTGCCATTAGCTTGACTTGTTGTTAAACTTTTCAAAAGTTCTCATCCCTCCTAGTCCTAACATACCTATTAACACAGTCATTAAATGTTCCATTTGCAAAGCAGGTGGTGCTGATTCAACTCCAACATACCAAACAAGTAAATCTCTTAATACAAAGTTGTATGCTAAAGCAAATCCACAAACCCAACCAATGAATGGGCGCCATCCTGCCACAAAAATTGTTCTGTGTTTTGCTTCTTGTTCGTTAATCTGTGCTTGTAATTCAATTAACTTTTGTGGGTCAATTTCTTTTCCTTTTATAAGTTCCCTTATCTCAAGACCAAGCCCACCAATGTCATTTTTATCTGAAAAACCTAATAATCTCTTTAATAGTTTAAGCATCGTAATCTATATCTAAACCAAAGTGTGTATATGTAGAATATCCTTTACCTGCTTTTCTTTTAGCTTGATACACTAATTTTCTATTATTCCCCTTTACATAAGATACGTGAATCCAAGCAGGGTTGTTATCATCTCCTAATTCCCAAATAAGTTTATCAAAATCTAATTCGTTTTTAATTATATAAAACAATTCACAATTAGAAATACTTGTTGCATCTAAATCTATTGCACAACCATCTATATGTTGTGATGTTGCTGCTGCACCGCTTAAATTATTATTTAATTCTAGTGAACGATAAAATGAAGTAACTAATATAGGTTCACCTACTTTTTCCCTTAAAGGTTCAAATAACTCATCAGCTAATATTTTCATATTTGATAATGCTTCCTCTGTAGGTGTGTTATCTATATCTAATTTTTTTGCAGTTGCAGAACCAAATGCTTCTTTCCAAGATATGTGTTTACTAAAATTGCTTTTTTTACTTTTTGTCATAATATTTAATTTTGTTGAACTCTGTTTGATATATCTATCAATGCCCTAAAATATGTTTTTTCTTCATCAGCATCTTCAATATATGAAATACCTTCGATATTAAAAGTATAAACATTAAAATCATTAGAACTTAAATCAAAATAATCTGTTTTGCTTGTTCTAATTAATTGTAATATACTATTTACTATTGAATTTGCTTGCAATTCTCCACCATCATCAGATAAAAAAGATGTTACAACTTCTATTCTTGTTACACACTCTGTAATAAATGATGATTGATTGTTGTCAATGTTTGATTCATCATTTGAATAAACTATTATATAAGGTTCATCTTGTGTGCTAGGAACTCTATTATAAACTGGAACATTGCTGCCACCAAAACTTACATTGCCGTTCAGTCTTGTAATTATTTTTTGTCGTATGTAATGTATTACTTCTTTCATCTTCTTAAAGTTCTCTGTATTTTTGTTTCAATGGTTCTTATTGTTCTTTTGACTTCAGCTAAAATATTTTTAATAAAGTATTCTTGTTTTTTTTGGTTTTCTGTACCAAATTCTAAAAACCCTGAATATGGAGCATCTGACCTTACTGCTTTACCATCCCATTTAACATTTAACCTTAAATTACCTGTACGAAATGGTGCATCTTTTTTTACCTTATATGCAGCATTTAATCCACCTCTTTGTATTTCTTGATAAAATTTAACTGCACTATATGTTTTTAATTTGTTTATAGCAGAATTGAGTTGTTGAACATCACTTCTATCTACATTTACGTTTATATTCATAATTAATCTCTTTTAGTAGCAATCAATTTGGTGTAATATTTATAATCGGCATCATACATATCATTTATTTGATATAATCCTGATATGTTTTCTATTTGCAATAAATCAGTTGTCAATATTGTATCAGCAGTTTTTTTTCTAACTAATAATTCTATTTGTAGATTTCTTTTCTTACGACCATTTTTACTAGTAATTTCTCCATTAGTAAAATCTACTTTAGCCCATATTGTACTCTGTGTTGCATTAGTAGATGTATAACCACCAAAGCCATCGCTTGATTTTGTTTGTCTTTTAATTAAAACTCTTTTATCTAATTTACCTGCATTCATTATATGAACATTGTTTTATAACCACTTAATGTGTTTTTTACACTTGTTGGTAATTCAGTCATAGCGCCTTTTATATAATCTGTTCTATTGTCATAATAACTTGAAACCAATTGTAATATTGCTTGAATCAATAAACTATCATTCATTCCTGATGTTGTGTAACTGACAATAACTTCCTCGCTAGGTAAACCATCTAATTCAATTATTGTATCATCTAACCCATACGTTGTGTAATCAGTTGTAGCGGTACCATCTACTGTTATAGATTGTATTGAAGTAATAGGAGAAAAAGGTAATACAAATCTATCATCTACACTTGCTAAATAAAATTGTCTTGTTTTTGCAACAATGTCTTTTGTAATATAATTTTCAATAACTAATCTCGCTTCAGTCACCATCCTTCCAATTATAGTGTCATCAGAAGATGTATCAACTCTCATATAATCTTTTGCATTAGTTGTTGAAACTATTTCCGAGCCTGTTGTGGCAGTAATTTTTATTTGTGTATGAAATTGATTCAACTGATTACTCCTGTATGCTTTCATAATTTGTTAATTTATTTAACACAAAGATAAAAAAAATGCACCATAATTATTTTATAGTGCATTTTTAAAAGAAAAGAAGAAAAAACATTAGAACCTTTTAGTAGGTTCTATATAAATTCAAAGTTATTAAAAAATTTCGAATAGTCATTTGTTAGACTTAATCTTACTGATATTCTTTTACCATCATTTTTAAAAATAAAAAAACCATCAAATTTTTCAACCCATATAGCAAAATAATCTACATCTATTTTTTTATAGTTATGTTCCCATTGTATACCTACAGTCTTTCTGTGTTTTTGAAAACCTTGTGTTGTGGATTTAATTTGAATACGATACATTGATTCTCCTGTATCTGCTATGCAATCATAAAAAGAAGTGTGGACTAAAGGGTAAGAAACTTTTATATCTCGTTTAAGACATTCAATACCGAATCTATATTCAGCAATACAACCTTTTGCATTGGAATCCACAAAACTAAGGTATAAAAAAAAAGTGGTAATGTTACTAATGACTAATTAACACACTACCACTTCAAACAAAAACTAAATGAAAAACACTCACTCACGAGATTCAATCTCTATGAGTTTGTTCTTTATTTGTATTATCCTTTCTAATATAAAAGAATAATCATCACTATTTAATTTATCAATATTATTTCTTAAAACATTATTTACAGGTTTTATTAAGTCAGTAATCTTTGCCATTATCTTATAATAATTCTATAATATCTTTGATATTTTTTCATAAAATATAATTTTCGCTTCATTAAATTGATTGTTTTTTCATATTGTCCTTTTTTACATTTATCAATATTTAAAGCAATACTACTAATCTGTTCACGCAATTCCCAAACCCGAGTGCCAACATATTCTCTATGCTTTGCTTTTCTGTTATATAATAATCCTACAATTCCTGATGGTTTTAAATCTATTTTCATTTACTTATTATTACTTATTATTACTTATTATTACTTATACAGAAAATATTTGAGATATTAAGTATAAAATACAAAACATTCCAATTCCAGTTATTGTATATGCTATAAATGTTAATGCTTCTAATATTTCTTTTTTATTCATAATTTCTAATTTTAAAAAGGTGCTGCCCTTTCGACACGTTCTCTATATGGGTTATCAGCACCTGTATTGTTAGTAATTATGTATAAATATAACACTTTTTTTTTAATAAATAAAATATTTTTACACTTTTTTAATAAATTTTAATATTTATTTAATAATAGGGTATAAAAAAAGGGGTGATTAAACCCCTTAATTTAATTTACTACTCGATTACTTATGCAGTTTCAAGTGCTGCTTTCGCAGTTGTGAATGTACCTTGTACAATTGCATTTGGTTGGTAGTTAGTTAAAGCAACTCTTTCAGATACTTTAACAGTTACGAACCCATCTCTGAAGTTAGTAGAATCTTCTCTTGAAAATTCAACAGAAAGATTTTCTCTAATCCAAAGCTGTGTTGCTTGATTTAAATCTCCGACTAGAAACTTTCCTGCAGTTACAGCCGTGTTAGCAGTAACAGGAACTCCCATAATAGTTGGTGTTAAACCAGAATATATTTGATTTCTCAAATACTCGTTAGTTGTCGCTTTTAATAATGCGATTTTATGCATATCAGTTGGATTAACTAAAATAGCACTCGGTTGATAATTCGACAAATTTAACTGGTTTATTGCAGCAAGTAGAACATCATATTCATTTGCTGATTCAACTGCGTGGTAAAAAGCACCAGAAGCACCAGTTACAAATGCAGCACCATCAGTAAATAATCCATCAAGATTTGGTGTTGAACCATCTCCGTTTAGAATTTCATTATCTTCAATTGCCAATACTTTACCAGGAACTCTAGCAGAAAGGTAAGATGATAATTGTGGTGTATCAGCTAACATTTCTTCTGTTATTCTCATAAAAGTACCAATTTTTTCAACATTTACTGATGTTGCAGTAATATCGAAATCAGATTGAGGAAGGGTTGAACCTTGTGCAGTAGCAGCAGCGCCATCATCATAAGCAGATTCTTTTGGGAATCTAATTGTTTGTGCATCTGTGCTTCCATTAGGAATTAAATTTCTAATGTTTACGCTTCTTGAAGGGTCGTATTTGAAATCTGGAATAACTGTTTCTCCGGCAACAACACCTGAATAGGCATTGGCCATAGTCATATCAGCAGCTTTCATATCGAATTTCGCAGCGTTTGAATTTCCTTTTAATAATCCTTCAATTACACCTTCATTAAGGCTTTTAATTAAAGAACTTTTAAATGTAGTTGGTTGATTTGAAGTAATTGCTTTTTTTGCAGCAACTTCAAAATTATCCAATCTTTTTGTAGCTTCTTCGTGTTTAGCTAAAAATTCATTACTTAAATTGTCAATCTCACTTTTTAATGAAGTTTCGATTTCCCCTTTAGCATTATCTTTAGCTGAATTGAAGGCTTTTTCAATTTTAGAATCAACCAAATTTCCAATCTGGTCTAATTCTTTTTTAATTTCATCGTTCATTTTTTACGAATTTAATTTATTAAACAAATATTTATAAATCTCACTATCGTTATTTTTTACCTCAATCGGCTCTGTGACTTCAATATCAGTCGGCAAAGTGATACTATCTGAAAAAATTGATTTGAGTTTAATCAGTTCTGCTTCAATAGCATAACCTAAATTATCAGATATATTACCTTTGCGAATTAATTTCACCAAGTTATCATATCTCGACAATACTTTATTTACATCAACATTTCCTTTTACATCTAATATCATTGCTTCATCATTTGCTGCTAATGTAACTGCAGAGATTTCATATAATTTTACCTCTGTTAATTTTCTAAAACAATCATCTCCATCACATCCCTCTTTTTGTAATGGTAATATTCCAACACTATTTTCAGTAATAACACCTGCTTTAATTAATTCTAAAACATCAGAACCTAATTGTGTCTTTGGTATTTTCGCCTCAAACATTAAACCTTTTGCATCTTCATATAGGTTTACCATTTTTCCAAGCGGCTTATCCATTTGATGTTGATAAAGATATTTTATTCTTTCACCATTTTCTTTAATTGTTTTAGTGTATGCACCTTTAGTGATTATATCACCATCAGAATCTACATTTCCGAAAACAGAACCGTATCCTTTTACAGTTCCTGACTTTTCGTCTATGTCCTTTATTTCGCCTATTGGACTTGTTTTATATATCATATTCATAATACAAAGATAATTATTTTAAACAATTGGAATTGGAGCACTTGCACATCTACAATTAACTACGTTAGCTGCAGAACCTGAACTATCTCCTGGATGATTTAATTGTTCACCCATTACGGTAAATTTCTCATTCATCCCCCTTCTTTGACCATTAGCCGTTATATGTGCGTTTCTTACCCTACCATCACCACCTGACATCCATTCTTTTTGTAGATTATTTGCACCAAATAAACTTGTAGCACTTTCATTGGTGGCGTAATTTGCAGCATTTACACTTTCAGTTCTTACTATTCTTTTGCCATTTGATATGCTCATACCTTTAAACTTTTTTCTTAAAACCCTTTCCGCAGCGACTTCATTTAAAGCCATAAAAGATTCTTCTTGCATATATCTTTTTAAAATTTTATTAAATTCTTTTTTACGATTATCAGATATGCTTACAATTCTTTCGCCTGCTATTGTCTTGCCTATATATGCAAATTTTTCTTCCCATATACTTTGATAACCCTCTGGATTGGCTTTCGTAATATAATCTTCGTAATGTCTATAATACCAATTTGCCATTTTAAGACCTATTGACTTGTATAAGCCTATATATAAATTTTGTAAATCTTTAAGTTGATAAAATTCATTTAAATATGGAATTCTTTTACCTACCATAAAAGTATTAATAATTTTATTGGATTCTTTATATAAATAATTAGACCAGATTTTGTCTTGTTGTTTTTCTGCTTTCTCTAATTGTGCAGTCCAATCTGTATAATAACTTTTATTTAGTTTATAAATCATTTATTTTTAGAAATATTTTTTTCCCAAGATGTTACTGAAAAGCTATCTGTTTTTTTTTCTTTCGAAACTGAATTTACTTTTTTTAAATCCTCTGCTATTAATGCATTATAATCAATATCCACGTTTTTAATTTCTTCTTCGATAATATCATTTTTCATTGGCATTAAATTAGCAGGTATATAATAATCATTCATTTCAGCATTTTCTTCATCTATACCAAAATTCATTGCTTGTCTTTTTTCATTTGGTGTAGTCCACCAAGCACTCGACATTTGTTTTACTACACTATCCATCTCCTCTTGTAGTTCTGCAATATTAGAGTAGTCAAAATCTAAATAAAGATTATCACCAAAAGATGGAACTAACCACCTATTTAACTCATCTTTAATTTTATTTAGTTCAGGAATAATTGCATTTTGATATAATGATTTTTTAGCTTCAACCATATTATTATATGTAGAACTATCTGTGTTGTTTAATAATTGAACAGGTACTTGATAAATATTACATAAATCTTTTATACTAGCATTGTATTGTTCTATAAGCGAAACATCGGCAGCATTAAGACCAAAATTTACCCAACTTAATTTTTTAGGAGTAATAATAATATCCCCTGCATTATCACTTCCCTGATATTGTTGTTTAAATTTATCCTTTAATTGTTTTGCTTGTACTTCATTTAAATCTCCTTCATCTGACATAAGCACACCTCTTGATGTTTGATTTTGCAAATACTTAACACCTGTCGTAACCGCTTCATTATTTGTATCTAAACTCCTTAAACCTGCCTTTAGTGGTGACATACCATAAAGATGTGAACCTGTACCATCATAATATGGGTTAAAATCTTTTATGTGACAAATATCTTCTGCTTCAATTTTATATTGACCTGAATAATCCAAACTATAACTTTTAACAGGTTCAAATATTCCGTTGCTATTTATTTCTACCGATTGACTTGGTAACACATAAAGTTCTTGCCATTTACTTTGATTAGGGCCTGATTCAGGTTTAATCCCATACACATATCTGTTTCCTGTTAATTTACCAAATGCTATAATTTCCTGAATCCAACTACTATAAGATTGTGAAGGATTTGGTCTTTCTAAAAGTTTATGTAAATCAGTATTATCTAATTCTGCTAATGCGTGTTTTCTTTGTAACAATGATTTATGTAAAATGTTTCCATTCATCAAACCACTTGTCATTGCTTTATATTTTTTTAACTCATTTTGATTTTTTACCTCATAAATTTGAAAAGGAATATTGCTTGCAGTTTTTGCGATTAAGTTAACAATGGAATAAACTGTTGAATTAAACATATATCCTTTATTTATATATGTGTCATCATTATCGGCATTCCACACAATAGATTGTCCTAGATAATTATATATAATTTTATTAAAGTTTGTGTTTGTGTTTTGAAAATTCTTTTTAAGAATATTTCCAACTCTTGAAAAAATAGATGCCATTCGCTTATGATTTATGTTACAAAAATAATAATTATATTACAAAGAAGTTTTGTTGCTTGCCAAAACTGCTAAAAGTCAAGTATCTCATTGCATCCATACAATGATTCATCCTATCTAAAGGCTTATTTATTATAGTTCCATCTTTCATTTCAGTCCAATAATAACTATGATATTCCTTTTGTATATTTTTAGATTCTTTACTAATATACACATCATATTCTTTTAAAAGGCTTATACCTGCATTAACACTTCCTTGTCCTTTACGAGCAGGATTTATGTATAACCCTGTCCTTTTTATTTCTTCTATTGATTTAGGTTCAGCTGAATCTGCATAAGATATTACTTGCTCATATCCACTTGCTTTTATAAATTCAGCTATTTCATCATTCGTCATTCCTGTTTTATATAATAGTTCGTGAAAAAATAGTTTATCATTTTTTTTATATCCAATTATTATAGCAGTAGGGTCGTTACTATAACCAAAATCGATTCCAATTATAGCATCATTATCAATATCAAATTCTGGAAAATCACTATAAGGTATAAAATTCCAATTGTTAAATATTTGTCTTGCACTAAATATTGCTTTTAATCCCTCGCCATATACACGCCAATAATCGGGGTCTTTTAGTTTCATTCTTTCTATTTCATACACTAAATCTTGCGAAAGAAATTTATTATCCTTATAAGTGGTTATCCAAGTATCACAATCATCACGAGGTACTAAATCATCATATATCCAATGTATAGGGTCACTTGGATTAAAATCAACAATCACCATATCTAATGTCCTCATATTAATTTGGCGAAAATCTTCAATAGTTAATTCATTCCCCTCGTTTAAAAAAGCAATGTTTCTTTTTCGGCCACGAATCTTTTGTGGTTCATCTACTGATAGAAATTCAACAAGATGTTTACCATATTCAAATGTATTAGCAGATTTATTATGTATACCTAAATAATATAATCCTGTTTTTTCAAGTATAGAAATTATATCCCTTAAAACACTTCCCTTTAATGCAGGCAATGTTTTTCTAATAATTGATATAACTAAAGGTTCTTCAGATTCAGTTAACAAGTATGTTAAATATTGACATACCGCATAAGTTTTTCCTGACCTTGTACCTCCTTGATGTACTTTAAATCTTTTATTAGAATTTATTAAATCGTAAAATTGTTTATTGCAATGTTGTTCTATTCTTCTTGACTGGGCTTCCATTCTATTAAAGTTGATTTAATTGCACCATCGTGAACAATTTCACTTCGTTCAACATAACCTCTTTTTTTACCTTTTGTTTTTAAATAAAATATTGTTGCTGATGTATTACCATCTTGTATTTGTTTATGCAATTGACTTTCTGCAAAGTCTAAAGCTATATTTTGAATGTCAGCAACTTCGTTTGCAAAGTTTTCATCTTTGTTAAGATACTCATAAAAAGTAGTTCTACCAACTCCAACCTGTTTACAGGCAGTTGTAACAACTCCTAAAGATTTTTCTAATGCTTCAAGAATTGCTTTTTTAGTATGTTCGATTTTGTTCGTTTTCATTTTACAAAATTACATAAAAAAAATCCCCTTTTGCAAGAGGACTTTAAAAACACAAAATGAAATGTTTATTTATTATTTATTTTTCCAAACATCCATTCTTTCAGCAAGTTTTTCTATTTGTTCATCATACCAATCTTCCAAAAAGAATTCATATTCATATAAATTTGCTTTCATATGTTTAAATACATTTGTTGATGCGTGGTTTTTATCATAATTAAATAATTCACATATTTGTTTATGTAATTTTTTATCTCTTATAAACCAACTACTTAAAATAATTTTTTTTATAATTAAATCTAATTCTTTTTCTGATTGGTCATATTTATTATACATATTATATATAAAATTATTGTATTTATATTGTAATATTTTATTTAATTCTTTATCGAATTCTAAAATTATATATTTTTCGATTTCTTCTTTTGTAATTATTTTATTTTCCATATTTATTATTTATTTAATGGCCACAATATGCATTAGTTTGATGTTTAGCCATTATTCTTGATTTAAATCTTGCGTTAAAAGTGCTTCAAGTGCGTGAGGGTTCTCAGTGCTTTCTGTTAAGACAGTAGCAACCTCATCCCAATTTACCATTTTCCATTCTATTTTATCTACGAAATCTTTTTCGTGTTCCCTTACTAATATCATAGTGATAAAAGATAATCTTCCTGCGCTTTCAGGTTTTTGCCAATCAACTCTTTTGTTAAAAGTTTCTTGCACACTTTTATATACTGATTCAACATTATCAATATTCAAGCAGACTTTCCAAGTGTCGTAATTTGTATATCCGTTGTATTTCATTTTTTTTGTTTTTTGTATTCTTTATTGATTTGGTATATTCCATATTGGTCTATCGCAAAATGATAAGCTGCGATAATAAAAGCAATAATTCCAAATATCGTAAAGAATGTTAATAAGCATTTCATTAATTTCTATTTGTTTTATTTAATACAAATATACAAAGAATACTTTAAATAAAAAAATTTATTTGCAGTTATTTAATTTTTTATTATAATTAAATTAGAGCGGCAGGATAGATTTGAACTTCTCCTATTGACTGGTTTGTCAATTATGCAACTATTACACCTCTGCCGCAGAGTTAAATATTTTTATTTTTTCTTTCTTTGACTGTTATTTTTTTGCCCTTATACATTCCTGCTTTTTGTACATCTATTTCACTAAAAGGCATAACCTCTTTTGTTATTTTCATATTTTTATCAATCAAATAAATATATTTTAATTGTTTTCCTTTAAATGGTTTCCATTTTTTAAATTCATTGGTAATTTTTAAGTGATGTGCTTGTATTACGTGAATAGCTTCACCTGTTTTAGGGTTTAATCTTAATGCAGTATTGTCAACTATTCCAACTAATTTAAAACCACTTGCTCTATAAATAGTTCCATCACCACATTTTGTTCCATCTGCAAAACTTATTATCCATTTTATTTGTGGTGCATTTTTTTTTATTAATCTAATGCTTACCGCTATACATCGGCTCTCTGAATACTTTGGTAGATAATCATCAAAAGCCATTCTATTCAGTTCAATAAACTCATTCCACCCAGTTCCCTCAACTAAATTAATTGTGCCTTTTTTATTTATACTAGGGCCGTATTGCATAACTCCGTGCAGTTTGTTGTCTAAAAAACAACCTAAATGTAATGTGCTGTTCGGCACTACTTTTTTACTGTAATGGTTTTTTTTTATAAAATCATTAGCAATTTTACTGTTTATTACTTTTACTAATATTTCTTTTGCTCTACCCATTATGTTTGTGGAGGTGTACAGAATCGAACTGCATTAAAACCCCTATTGGTCACCCCCTTTTATCCATTCTTGGTTCTTCCTAAACACCTGACTATCTTTAGGATATTCTTCACATTTATTTTGTAAATATCCACGAATGCCTTTATTAATAGGATATAAATATAAATATCTAAATGAGTTAATCATTTTGCCTTTACCAAACAAATATTCACCTACTTTTTGATTACCTTGTTTAATAATCTCTCTGGGGACTCTGCCAAATCTCATAGGAGATATAATGTTTTTATACTCACCTATATCAGTATGATAAAAATCATTGCACAATTCTTTGCCAAAATACATCCAACTACTTGCCTGATAAACAATCCCACAATCATTTTTGCATCCACCTGAATGTGTTATTAATAATTTAATTTTAGTATTTGCTTTGAACAGTTTATATATTTTTCCTAAAACATAACTTTCTGTGTTTTGTTTTAATGAATCTGATATGTGCATTCTTTGCATTTCTATAAATTCATTTCTATTTATTTTTGGTACAATTTTTTTTATTTTTTGTTCTGTACTTGGACTTAAACCAAATGTAATTACACCACTTAATAATTTATTATAAAAAACACCAAAACAAACTAATGGATTTGGAAAGGTTTTCATATAGTGATTTTTTACAGTATATGCTTTAGCAATTTTAGAATTTATAATTTTAACATTAATGTTTTCTAACTGTTTGTTTTTTTCCATTGGGATATTAATAAATATAAAGCATTACCATTGCCGTTTTCATTACCAAAAGTTTCAACATATTTAAATTCTTCAGTTTTTTTTATATCAGTAATTGCATTTTTAATCAAGATGGCTTGTTTATCTGCTAGTGTATAAGTCTGTTGCTGAAATGGCTCTTTATCACCATCAGGTAAAGTGAATTCATCGCTAGTTTCCATATCATCAATATCAAATGAATTAACCTCCAAGCCCCAGTTTTTAAGTTCTTTAAAAGTATAATTGTTGCCTAATATATCCCAATCCCATTCTCCAGAACCAACATTATCTTTTATTATAAATTCTCTTTTTTGTTTTTCAGTCCAATTTATTGCTGGGTCAATCCAAACTTTTTTTAATCCAGCTTCTTTACAAGCCTTTAATCTCATATTTCCACCAAGAATAATCATATTCTCATCAACTACAATTGGTCTTTTCTCTAACATTTCAGGAAAATCTTTTATTGATTTAACTAATATTTCAAATTCTTTTTTATTTATAAATCTTGGATTAGATTCATTTTCAAATATGGTTTCTATTTTAACTTGTTTTTTAATTAGAATCATCTGTAAAATAATTTATATTAATAAGTATAAAGAAAAATGCTATTTGTATGGTGTGTCTTAAATCATCAGCAATAACATCTACACCCTCTATATTTTCATTTGTATAATATACACCTATACCAATACCATAACAAGTAGCTACTTCAATTTCAAACATATACAAATGTAAAAATTTAAAATGGTATGTCATTTTTTTGGGTACTTATTTTTTGGTCATATTCATTTATCTCTTTATAAACACCACCATTTCTAAAATCAGGTGCAACCATAAAATTCCCTTGCATTCCATTTTCTTTTCTTTTTACTTTTTGTATATATACAGAAACACTATCACTTAAATATTGTGTTTGTTGTCCAAGATTTCTATATACTGTAATACAATTATATGCTTTATTAAAAAAATCAGATGATTGAGATATATCATAAGGATTAGGCACCCTATATTTACCATTAATACTTTCCATCTTTCTTGGGTGTGCTACTAGAAATAAATGAGTGTTTGTTTGTTGGCAAAATTGTGTTATTTCCGATAATAGTTTACCGACATAAGTAAAATCTCTTTGTGCAGAATGGTCTAACATATTATATGGGTCAATTACACAAACGTTTGTTCCTTTTTGAAATACTAATTGTCTAAAAGCATCTAGTATTCCTTTAAGAGTTAAATTTTCTAAATCTATTTTTACAAAATCAAAATGTTCAATTATAAAATCCTTTGTATTATTTAATGATTCTGTGTCGCAATCTTTTTCATTTATTTTATTTGCTAGTCTTTTTATGTGTGCTTCGTAAGGAAATGATTCAGGAGAGAACATTGCTATGCGAAAATCTTCGTGTAGTGCCAGATTAACACATATTTGGTCGATGACGTCTGATTTTCCTGCATTTGGAATGCCTGTGCATACAGACCATTCTCCGAAGCTAATGTTATAATATTCTCGACTGTTGCCAAGTCGCACATTGTAATTTGATATTCCATTTTCATTATAATTTAAAACACTATCCCAAATATCGTTAATATTTAAAACACCCTCGATTGGAAAGTTTTTCGGTTTATCCAATACACTTCTTAATTCTGCACTACCTAAATTTATTAATATCTCATTTGCATCTTTATATTCACCAAAATCTATATACTTACATCTACCTTTTCCAAATCTTCTTGCTAACTCTTTTCGTAAAGATAACCCTGCTTGGTCATTATCTGTGCATAATATAATTTCTTTTTTATCAACGAAATATTCCCAACAATTGTCTAAATATTCTAACCTTTGATTGCCTACATTAGCGCCATTTGGTACACTACAAACTGAAAATATTCCAGACTCAAATAAACTTAAAGCATCAATTTCGCCTTCTGTTATATATATTTTGTCCATTGTTTTTATTCTATCTATACCATAAAATATTAATTCTGCATTTTTATATAATTTAAAATTCTTGTCTCCATCTCTAAATTTTATGTTAACTAACTCATTTTCTCTATAATAATTAAAATTTATAGCATTTCTTTTTTGTTTTACTTGTGTAAAATATTCTTTGCTTTCAGTTATTTTCCAATTAACTAAAGTGTTTTCAGTTATACCTCTGTTAGAAAACCATTCAATTGTTTTTTTATTTAATGGTGATTTTACTTCTACAGGCTTAACATATTGTTTTTTAGCCCTTACATTAACATTACCCGACCAATTACAATGAAAACAATTATATAAACCTTTTTCTACGTTTATACTTAAACACTTGTCTTTGGATTTTTTTCTTGTATGACTACATTTAGGACAAACTATATGATAATTTCCTGATTTATTACCAATATCAATTCCTATATCTAAAAATTTTTCTTTCATTTCTTTTTCTTTCAATAAACTTAATTATTTTATTTATTATATTAAAATTTACATTTATATATTTTATGTTTTTTTCCAACTCTATTTAAATATTTTACAAAAGGTTGTGGCTTTATTTTTGTCCATTTTTTATTACTATATATTTTAGTAACAAAACATAAATTTAATGGCACATCTATATTGTCATCTGTAAACTTGTGTTCAACTTTAAATATTGCACCAATTCTTTTCGTTTCTTGCCACGCATCTATAATTCTTTGTAATACTAATTTTTGGCCTGTTGGTATATTAGTACCAAAGAATTTCATTTCTATAATAAATAAATATTTATCATCAAATTCTAAAATACCATCTATATCGCTTGGATGTATAGCACGATTTTGTACGCTTGTAAAATCCATTGATTGTTTTATTCTTTTACTATTTTTAATTAAACTTATATTTTCCATTATATCTAAAATTATTAAATCAAATATCATTTTGTGTTAAATTCATAATCTTTAGCAAATTTTGCCCTAAACATATCAATGTATTTAACACCATCATTATTTTTTTTACGAAGTTTTAATATTGAGAAAAAATTCTCTTTCCAAAAACCATCTGACCTTACTTTTTTAACTATATAATAAACTGCTCTTGTATCATAACCATCTAATCTATCTAATTTATCCAAACATTCTTTCCAATTTTTTATATCAACTTTAGTTCTTGGTTGAACTGCTAAAGGAAAAAGATTTGAAATATGAGAAAATGACTTTTCAATTAACTCATTATATATTATCTCTTTATTATTAGTAATAGTAGTATTACTATTATCTTTTAACTTTTCTTTATGGGGTGTTAAAGATTTCTTTAATACCTCTTTAACATTACTTATATAGATGTTTCTAGATTCTATTTCTTTAGAATTATTTTTATATGTAAAAGTTACTTTAATATATTTTTTCTCTTTTAATTGATTAATCCATTTGGAAATTGAAACAGTAGACACTTGATAAAGTTCCGAAAAGTATTTGTTAGAAGCATAACAATAACCTTTATCATTACTTAGTGCGGTTAATTCGCCAAACATAAGTTTAGCATTCGGTGTTAAATCTTTATCATATCTAACATACGCAGGTATTACTGCATAATATGTTCTTTTCATAATTCTTCATTCGTTATTCTTTTTAATTCACATATAAAACTAATTAATTTTGAGTACATAATAACTATATCTTCAAACGAAATATAATCATCTTCATAAACAATAAACATTGATTCTATTAATATATCAAATTCTGCTGAAGTTAATTTTCCGACATATTCAAAATCACTTTCTAATAATTTAGTGTTATTTGTATATTTCAATCGTTGTCTTTTTTCATTCCAAAAAAGCATCTTTTTTTGCATAATAATTATTTAAAATATTCATCTATTATTTGAATAGTTTTTTCATAATCATTTAGCCAATGACATTCCCAGTTTGCTTTTTTCAAACTTTCTAATGCATTAAATTGATTTTCTGTAGGTTTATTATAACCTACTTTTAATTCTATCGCTAAACCACACTTTCCTTTCTTATTTTGTTTAAATATTAAAATGTCAGGAATGCCTCTTTGGCCACCTAAATATTTAAATTTGAATTGCATAAATGGTGTTCTTTTACCTTCATTTGGTACGTGTATGCAATACACATCAGAATATTTATTTTTCATATATTCCATAACACTATGTTGTAAAATATCCTCTTTACCTAAATATTTTAAATAAGGGTTTGACATATTATTTATATCTGTAGTATGTATATTAAAAATCGCACCATCATTTAGACACTTATCCCTTAAAGTTAAATAATTTTCTTCAATATCTTTATCTATACTAATTAATTCATCTAACCTTTGTGAACCAACAATAACAGTTGAGTGGTCTACATTAACAATACTAGCGATTTTTTTTACTGGTTTTCTTAATAAATCCCTAGATAATTTATAATACATTTTACGAGCATCTGCATATTCTCTCGCCCTAGTTTTAACTGATATGTCTATATTAAAATAATTATCGCATATTGTTTTAATTCTTTCAATATCTTTCATATAATTATAGCATTATCTAAAGTTTTGACGTAGCCTTCAAAATATGTAATTTTATTTTCTTGAACATATTGTTTCCAATAATGAAATGCTTTTTTCCAACCATCACGACCAACTTTAATCATATCTTCACTTAATGCATAATGCTGTACAGTATAAGGTGCATTTGTTTCACAAGCAATAAATCTAAACTTTTTAGGGTCATAACCAAGCATATCACAATAAAAAACTGCTTGCACCATATATGAAAATTTCCAAATAGTATTTTTAAATTCTCTTGGCGAACTATCTTGACAGGTTTTAATATCACTAATCCAATCCTCACCCATACAATCAGGTCTTACACGAACAGGTATTCCTTCATAAGTACCATAATGACTAATTTCATATTTACCTTTTGTAAAAAATAAAGCATCTTTATTATTATCTAAATTAGTATATAAGTTCATTAGTATTTTATACTGGTCATTAGATATACTTTCTTTTCCTTTATTTCTAAATTCTAAATCTTTTTTTAGTTCTTTATCATCTTTTTTCCTCATATCTAATTTTGGCAAAACAAAATATTCTTCACCAAATTTTTCTAATCCTTCGTATAATAATATATGTGCTGCATTACCTAAATCCATAGCAGATGTTTTTTTAAACTCTTTGTTTAAATAATGAAATATTGACCTTTTATATATTAATTTTAAGCCACTTGCTGAAATACAATCTTTTGAATGATAATCTTTAATGTTATCATTAACACACTCTAGTTTCTCTATTTTCATTTCCATCTTTATTAAATTTATTTTTAGTTAATTCTTTATATCGTTTTATAATTAAATTCTTTCCTGTTATAATTAAATCTTTTTTTTCAAGTTCATCTTGTAATGCTTTAATCATAATATCTTTAAATTCTAAATTCTGTTTTTCTCCTTGTGTCATAATTATTTATATTAAAAAAGGGTGCCGAAGCACCCCTTGTGTTAGAATGGTAAATCATCGCCAGTTTCTTGTCCAACTGGAATTGATACGGTTTCTTTTTCACCGACATCAACTTTCCAACCAATAATAGATGTAAAATATTTTGTTATTTTAGTTTCAGGATTTTCCCAACCTCTACCATTAATGTTAATTCCTACTGTAATATAATCTCCGACATTCAGATTGTTAATTAGTTCAATTCTATCTTTAATAAACTCAATCTCAATATCATTGGAATATTTTTCATCAGTAGTTATTACTATTGACTTTTTAGTAAATGTATCTTTAAAATTTTGTACATCACCAATTAATTTAATTGTTCCTTTTAATTCCATATAATTTTAACTTTTAATATTATAACTTGAAACTTCTTTAGTTTCTTCTTTTTTGAAAGTATCACTTTCATCTTCACCAAAAACTCCCAACTCATAAAAGCCAGTTAGTTTAAGTACGACTCGGGACATTGCCCTCTTTTCTGCCATAGCTAATGGATAAGGATTTTTATTATTCTTATTATTTGCCTCACCATAAGATTCAACATAATTGTCACCTAAAGTTGCAGTTGCTTTAACTGCTGCAGAAATTCCAGGTTGATATTCAATTTCACTAAACTGTATTTTTATTTTTTCAGTTGCTTGAATTTTATCTATACCTGTTCTAGTAATTATTGGTATTACTTTACCACCTCTTGGTAGTTTAAAACCATCTTCTTCAAGAAGTTGATATTTGTTCCACAAACTTTTCAATCTTGCTGCTTTTGTTGTTTTTTCCATTTTCTTTTTCTTTTATTTCTTTTAATATATTAATTATGTCAATTTGAAATCCTAACTCTAATAATTTACTTAAATCTTTTAAAGTTAATTTTTCAGGATTTAACACCTTACTATTTAATGTAGGCATAGTCATATCTAATTTACTAGCTACAAAAGTTTTTTGAAGTTTTAATTTTTCTAAACTTGTTATAAAATCTATTCTAAATTTATTCATATATATTGATTTACCATTTACCTAAAGGACACTTTGCACTTGGTGCCAATGTCTTTGGTGGTATAGCACAACCACAACCATTTTTTATTTCTTTAGTTATTAGATGCACACCACTTTTATTTGGATTACAAATATGGCCTGAACGAATTTCACAAACATCACATTTTAATAATCTTGTTTTAGATAAGTGTACGATTTCTTGGTCTAATGTTTTAAATTGTAATCTTGCCCAATTACCCCAACCCTCTAAAATTTCTTTAAGTAACATATATACAAATATAAAATTTATTTTTAAATAAAAAAAATATTTAACTTAATTTATAGGTATCATAACTTATAATATCATCATCTGCATTAGGTATGTGCATTATAATATTATATGTATTTTGTTTGACATTATATTCTAAACTATCTATAATGCAACTAACAGGCTCTTGTAAAACTGCGGTGCCAAAATTTACCCAAAGTTTGTGATAAAAATAAATTGGTACTACATCAGAATCATCTTTATAAAATTCTCCTTCATATCTTTTTATAGGCGTTCTATAATCATTTATAAACTCTTGTAATATACATTTATCTAAAGTGTTTTGTTGTAGTGACAATGGCCTGTCTTTTCTGGCAAATGTTCCAAATATTGAATTAGTGTTTTGTAAATTAATTTCATTTGAAAGCATTGTTTCTTCTTGTTTATATTCACCGGTAATATTATCATTTGCTACAGTTATATTACCATCAATAAATGTAAATATTGCTCCTTTTCTTTTTGTATGTTGTCTTTTTTTTGCTGAATTTTTTTGTGTAATGGCAAACCCATCATAAAACATTAAAGGTTGTGTTAAACTTTGACCCTGTGTAAGTTTAAACAATTTTACTTCGATATGTGGGTTTGTTTCATCTTCAGTTAAATTACATTTAATTTCCGTAGAATATAAATTCCAAGAATCATATTGTGTAATATCAATTTTTTGAAAAAATTTACTTTCTGTAAAAGTTCCTGTTTCAAATTTACTTTCTTCAAAATTATACATTTTGTTAATCGAACCATTGCCTGTTGAATCTAAACCAACAGACATATATTGTAATGTATTAAATAAATAAATTATTAAACCAGTATGTAAATAATAATTATAACTAACATCAATACTTTGACCACTAATAATAGGTGTGTCAAGTAAAATATTTTTTATCATATAATTAGTTTTTTCTTGTGGGTTCAAATTATTATATGCAGGAGGTACACCATTTTGAATTAAACAATAAATTCCAGTTATTGGATTTGTATTAACTGCAAACTGACTTGGCATTCCAATAGAGGCCATTACTTCACCGCTAACTGTATTTATATCCCAATTAAAAGTGCTATATCTAAAATTTGGATTTTTATTTAATAATTGTGTATCTTCTGATGTTGTTGTTTTTATTGCATCTCTTAAAGGTCTTAAATACTCAACTGATAGATTTGAATTAATTGGTGATAGATTACTTGGTATTTGTTTTAATACATCTTTAGTTTGATTGAGTGTTGTTTTAGCAACACCATCTTTATCATAAACAAAAAATTCAATATTCTCTGTACCATTATCTTGTAGTAATCTTGTCTGCTCTGTTCTAATTGTACCCATATTACAAATTTACAATATTTGTTTTACAAGTTCATAATATTTAAAGGAAGCCAAAGTTGGATTTATATCTAAATCATTAGGTGGAATTTTATTTATATAGTTCGCTTTATAAAATGCTTTGTCTTTATTGTTGTTAATACCTGCATTATGAAATATAGAATTTTCACCCCATTTAACAATTGGTTCTGTAGCCCAAGTAAAATTTAATTCTTTTATAATTTTTGTCTTTCTATCTCTTTTCCATAAATTCCAAAGTACTGCCCACATATCAGCACACCATATTTGCAAAGGGTGATGCCTGTCATCTTCTGCAACTTTTTTAGTATTTAGCCTAACAACTTCATAAAATAAATTCTCGCAATCAATTTCAACTTCTTCCCAAAAAGTATAATCTATATTTTTTAAAACATATTGAGCACCACCTGAATTTTCTTCATTTTGTTTTATAATTTCTTTATCAATATTTACTACACTACACATTAAATCTAAAACATCTTGACCTTTTGATAATATATAATTGTGTCCTATATAACTAATTGTGTCGCTTAAATAACAAGTTTGGTCGCACCCACATAAATAATTATCTATTTCTAATGGTTTTGTTAAAGCTATATCACAATCGTGATACATAAAAGTTCCTTTATACAAATCAGGGTATTTATAAAAATGTTTTTTTAATGTGTATGGTCTTATACTTGAAATATATTTAATACTTTTTCTTGTATCAGGATAAAAATAAAAATTAACATTTGGGTATTTATCTAATAAATAAAGACAAGGATTATCCTCTAAAGATTTTATAGAAAAAACAATATCTATTTCTTCTTGATTTATACCATTATTTACAAAACTATAAATCATAGTATCTACTTGCCAAGAATAATAAATATTAGATGGTTGGCAACAAATATATCTCATTTATTGTATTGCAGCTTCTGAACAACCTGGACAAGTTTGACTTGACAATGTATTTCCGTTCCAAAAGAATAAACCCTCGTTACTGTGTTTTATGAAATTACCTGCTCCAAGTATAGTAGTACAATCTGAATTTGTGTAAACTACAGTAGTAGTCGATAATGAAGTTGAATTAATATATATTTCTACTGCTTTTCCACCACAACAAGCATTTAATGCACTCGTTGTAACATTTGCCTGTATTGCAGTACAAGGTGCTTGAGTTGTAGTTGGTGCTTGTGTAGTTGTCGTACTTAAATATGTATTACAAGCAGCACAGTCAGTTGCTAAATTACCGGTGTTAAAAGATATATAATTATCTACATCACCATCTGCTCCATTTCCGCCATCTGATAAAGATTTATAACAATCAGTTCCATTTGTTATTACAGTAGGAAAACTATTTGTTGAATTAGATACTTGTAAAATAACATCATCATCTGAACAATTGGTTAGTAAACTTTGATACAATCTATAAAATATAGATGGTTGTGTTGTAGTAGATGGTGGTGGTGGCACTTGTGTAGTTGTAGATACACCTAAACAATCATCACAACTTAAAAAATCTATTTGAAATTTAGAAGTCGGTGTACAACCTAAATTGAAATTATCATCATTTTGTGTTTGACTTGTTCTATCAATTAATGACCAACAATCACCTGTGCTTATTTGTTTAATGTAGTTTGGAAAGTTTTCAGTATTATTTCCAATTATTTCTATTCTATCATCATTACATTTTAAATATCTTGCAAAAAATGTCATTGTAGGACAAGATTCACTTTCTACAGGTTTAGGAGTATTACAACTTGCAGTTATTGTTCTTGTTGGATTTGCTGATGCAGGATATTCTTGTATTATAGTCCAACATTTATTTTGAGCATCACCTGAAATTGTAACCCTTTCTTCAATAGAGAATGTTGAATTATATACAACAAAATCTTCTTCATTTGTGATTTCATTTTTTACAACAAATGCTGACGGTGTTACTACGTCTGTTTCACATTTATCTGCACTTGTAGAATTACACCCTATTGTATTTTCTAAATTAGTTCCATTCCAATATCTGTAATCAACTAAATCGCTTGATAAATATTGATTGCTTGTTAAAAGTGTGCTACAATCATTATTAATGTAAACTTTAGTTGTACCTGTGTTACTATAAAAATCAGTACCATTTATATATGCGTCTCTAGATGTTGGTGTTTCACAACATAAATCTTTTGCCGTATTACTTCTATATAATAAAATTTTAACACAAGTTTCTTCTACAGATGGTGTTGGTTCAGTTGTATCATCTTGACAAGCACCTGAAATTGTTGGCAAACCTGCTAAACTTGCTCTATAAGCACCAATCATTATTGTATAACATTCAGCTGCACTTGATGAAGTTGAAATATAAACATTATCTGTTCGAGAATCACTTGTATATGGAACATATTGTTTTGATGAATCTAATTGTTTTCTTAACTCCCAAGCATTCCAAGTGTATTGTGTTCTTGTCGTTCCAACTCCCTCACCTGTGCTGTTTTTTGCAAATGGTGTAATATAATATGCAATTCCTGCAGTTAAAGTTAAATTAAAAGGAGCGCCTGATGTGTCTGTAACAAAACCAAAAGCAGTAGATAAATTTTGACCTGTCGCTACAACATACCTAACATTTGGACTTTGATTATAAGCGTTTGCATTGGTACCAAAATAAAAACCATATTCAGTTACATTACTTGTTCCTACATTATCTACTTGACCTGCACAAGGAATTGAAGTATTTGTTACATTGTAACCGTTTGGTTGTATTGATGTTAATGTAGGTGATATTGGGTCTGGTTCAGGTTCAGGTGTTACACCACCAGGTACATATTCTATAACTCCACCTGTTCCTTCTGTTGTTGCGTTATTTTTAGCATAAGCCATTATGTAATACGTTTCGCCAGTTGTTAAAGATGTTTGTGTTGAAGTAAAAGTTGTTGACGAATCGGTTGAAACTATTTTAGGGTTTGCTAATATAATTGGATTAGTACCAAAATAAAATCCTCTTTCTATAATTGTTAAACCTCTATCACTAATAATTAAACCACGTAAAATTCCACTCGTGGATGTTGGTGTACCAATTGAAAGTGTTGTGACTGTTGGATTAAATACTGTGTCATCTTGACTTTCACCAGTAGAATCTCCTGAAGCATCTTCAGTACTTGTTAAAGTACCTGAAATTGCTGAATCATAATAATTACTATTTGAAACAATATACCAACTTGCATTAGCCTGATATATTCTTGAATTTGTTAATCTTAATATGTTTTCTAAAACTACTTTAGATGATAATTTTGAAAAGTTTTCTTGCAGAGCAAACTCATTAATTAATATATCTTGAAATAAATTATTATTTTCAGTTTCAACACTACCTGTAGATGGGTTTACTTTTCTAATATTATTTTGAATATATATATCAAAATTAAGACCTGTAAATGCTAATATTTTATGTATATAATAAAAAGCAGAATCTAATAAAGTTTGTTCACCTGCTGCAGTTTTAATTGAACCATCTGCATTTGTATTTATATTTCCATCAGGTATTAAAAATGAATCAAGAGTTCCTAAATTATCAATTGCTCGTAAACTTATATCATAAGGCTTTGCTTGTATTACTTCTGTAAAAGTATCTGCAACTAAAAACCCTTCCCAATAAACTTGAAAGACTGTTCCTACTGCCCAATTATAATCTGTTGCTTCCCAATTTGTGTCTGCAAGTTGCCAAAGTGGTGAATTAATATCTGCTGCTTCATCTTCAACGCCAATATTAACTCTAATTTTATATTCTCTTTCATCAAAATTTATAAATTCATCATACGAAATTGTGTCGGTAGTTTTAATATTTAAAACACAAGAAGAACCAATAATTGGATTATAAAAATCATCATCATTGGTATATTTAATAATAACAGGGTTATCAGTACCAACAATTGAATTTACATCACCAACGTAATCTTTTTTAAGAATCTGTACACTTCTTTGATTTCCTTTTACATCAGAGAAATTAAGTTCATATTTAACTCCGTAAGCCATTATTTAAATCTGTTTCGGTTTCTTTCTGCTCTTTGTAATGCTACAACTAAATCTTGTCCTCTTACTACAAACTCACCCGATAAGTTTTGAGAACCATTTGAACTTATCATACTTTTTAATTTATCTAAAGGTGCTACAACTTCAGGATTGTGTCTTGCACCTGAATATTCTCCTAATAATCCTACTGTTGGGCCGCTTATAATACCACCTTTAGCAAATGCACCATCTAATGGCACACCCTCATTTTGTAATCTTGTAGACAGTCCTTTCATAGCTGCACCTATTGCAATTAATGCAAAACCTGCTGCCATCCCTAAACCAGGAATTAACATTTCAGTTACTGCTTTATTTGCTAGTATAACCATTGTACCAATTTGCATTGCTAAATCACCTAAAATACCTAATACACCTGCAGCAAATTTTTCAGCCGAAACATTACCGCCTGCAAAAAGAGTAGATAATGAATTACCTATTTGGCTTATAATATTACCCATTGCATTATTAATTATATCGCCTTGTTTTTTTGCTATTTCTGCTGCTTTAGCTTGTTGTTCTTCTAGATGTGTCATTACCGCACCCATTGATGATGCTATAAAATGACTTAATGTACCAAAGCCCCCACCTATTTTGCCTAATACTTTTGGAATTGTTTTTTCAACAGATTTAGTTAATGATTCATCTATGCCTTTACCGATTTGTCCACCTATTCCAACACCTACTTGTTTAAATCCATCCATTAAACTACCAACTGCAGACGATATTTTTTCTAAAATACTTTCACCTAATGGGTCTAATGCTTCAATCATTGAGTCAAACTTATCATCTACACCCTGTAATAAAATATCCATATCGGCTAAAACTTCATTAATATTTTCGCCTTTAAATAGTGCTCTAATTGCTTTACCAATTGTGCCTAAACGAACAACTGCTTTTGATGCAAATTTTGCAATTTGTAAACCAACCATTTTTATATTAGTTTGTACGTGTTCGAAAGCTAATATTAACGCAATAACTGCTGCTGAAACTAAAACAACAGGTGCTGCTAATAAAGAAAATGCTGATGCTAAACCTGAAATAATTAATATAAGAGGGCCAAGTGCTGCAGTAAATGCGACTAATCTTAAAATAGTATTTTGTGTTGAAGTATCTAAATTGTTGAACTTGTTTATTAATGTAGTTAAAAATCCTGCAAATTTTTGTATAAAAGGTAAAATTGTAATCGCTAAAGTTTTACCTAATTCTGTAAAAGAAGTTCTAACTGCTTCTAAAGATTTTTTAAATTGATGACTTAACTCATCTTCTAATTCTGTAACTGCAGTATTTAATGTTCCAGTTGTATTTGTTAATCTTTGAAATATTTGTTCAGTAGTGCCTAGATTTTTACCTGTTAAATCTAAAACACCTCTTAGTGACCTCATACTACCAAACACCGCATTTGTTGCTTCGACATTACCTTCAAATTCAGTTGCAAGCATTGTTAAAACGTGAATTAATCCATCTTCATCAAGTGATTTACGGAGGTCATCTGATGTTATGCCAATTTTTGCTAATTCATCTTTTGCTTGTTTAACAGGTGATAAAATATTTGATAAAATAGTGTTTAATGATGTTGATGCCATTGCTGCATCAGTTCCTGTTCTTGACATCGCTGCCATTGCTGCACCAACTTCGTGAAATTCCACACCTAAAGCAGATGCAGTAGGAAGAACTTTACCCATTGATTGTGCTAATGCATCTGCTTCTAATTTACCTTCACGAACTGCAGCAGTCAAAATATCTGTTGCACTTTCAGCACTAAGGTTTTCTTGACCATAAGCATTTACTGCACTCGTAACTGCATCTGCTACTGTCTTAACTTCACCCAATCCAATTGCACT